TCACCGGGTCAGCGAATCGTACTGCTTTTCACAGACTCGTCCGGCTTCTGCGGCCCGGTCAGCGTACTCTGCCAGTTCTCGGTTTCGCTCGAGAGATTTGCTGAGCACGTCGGCAAGCAAAACTCCGGTGTCTGCGGCTGACGTCCCAGCGCCGACAGTGGCGTTATACTGCCTGAGCTGCTCACGGATGGCAACGAGCTGTTGCTGCAACCGGCCAGCGCGAGCGGAAGCATCAAGAGCATCATTGCGCGCCTGGTCGATCCTCTGCTGCGCTTCTCGTTCATTGGTCGTTTTCTCCTGTTCTTTCAGCGAACGCAATTTTGCGTCGGCCTGTTTCTGATCTGCCTGTGCCTGCGCATACCCGGCGGAGTACTGCCGGTCACCGTGAGCATTCCAGGCAACCCTGCAACCGATCACCAGAGCAGCAAGCATCAACACGATAAGCAACTGTTTCCAGTACGCTTTGACGAATGCCCAGATCATACCGCCAGCACCTTACTGGCAGTGATGTACCGCGCTCGCCGGTCGTCGATGCCGTTCTGCCCGCCATTGATGATCTGCGTGACACGCACCAGGTCACCGGTGTACTTCATGCAGCCTTTGGTCGCGAAGAACCATGCCGCACTACGGGCCGCGTATTCGTCCTGCGCCAGCAGTTCAGGCTGGCTAACCAGCTCAATTTTGAGCCCGTTGCCACAGTCGCGGTAGTTGTTCAGGCCGGTGATCTGGATAAGCCCGCGTCCGCGGTAAAACCAGCCGTCGGTCGGACCGTTATTCCCCATGTGTTTGCTGTACACCAGGTTGGCGATCGCACGCTGGCGCTCCAGCGGTAACGATGGCTCACCAGCACGACGGCCCAGAGCATTGGCCTGGCCCTGAGTGAGACGCCCGGCGCGGACGAATCCTGCCAGCCCGGTAACGCTGTAGTTGAAGTTCTCCTGAAGCCGTGTGAACCCTGTCGATTCATGGCCCACCTGCGCGATAAACATCGCCTGGTGAGCTGGCGCTTCAATACCAAACTCTTTCATGGCAGCGGTGATATGCGGGAACCAGCGCGCGGCCAGTTGCTCGGTAATGCCGGCGGCGCGGCGAAATTGATTAATGTCCATGCTGGGACCTCGTTATCTTGAAAATTTGCACCACGTTCCCTTTTGTCTTGATGAGAGCAGCCAGGAACACGGCTTTGATGATGACTTCTGACCAGTCGGCGCTGACGTAATATCCGTAGAACGTTCGGATAGGTACGCTGGCGGCCACGACGATCAGCAGGTATGCGAGCCAGCCGCCCCACCAGCGATGGCGTGACCCGTCACGGCGGAACAGCAGGACTCTGATTGCAATGCCGCCGCAGATAGCGGCGTTCAGGATGAGAAGCAGTTCAGGACTGGTCATCGTCTTTTCTCCCCGGGATCAGGTCGCGCGGATTTTCAGAACGGTGATACAGCCAGATGCCAATGCGGACAGCGACGATAGCCGATACGAACGCCCCGGCAGAAAACACAATTCCCTTTTCAAAGGAGTCCTGCGTAATCGTGGGGATCATGCTGGCAATACCGATAAGAATGGATGCTGTCGCTTTGTAGAAGAGAAGGCCGCAGAAGAAGCTGAGGAACGCCAGAAGTAACCGCCGCTTTATGGGATACTCCACCGCTGAGGTAACAAAAATTACCGCACCAGCGAGCGCCCCTAAAGCCACCTCAGGCGGCACACCCGCGACCACAGACATTAGCGCGCTCAGGCTAAGCCCCTGATTCAGCGATTCCGTGGTTAACGTGTGCGACATAGTGACCACCGTTTAATGTGCATAAAGAACCCCCTTAGTTGGTGAGTTCATCATACACAATAAACCATATGTGGTTTAAAAAACCTCAGATTACTCCTACCGAAATTACCTCAAAGGTGATAATCTAAGTTAAATGATCGGAAAATATTATTAGCGAGGTTAATATGAAATGTAAGGTTTATGGTGGAGGATATCACGGTGATGAGTTTGAAGTCCCGGATGATGTAGATCATATTATGCTTCCTTTGAAGTCTGCACTGAATAATTCGTTTACATTGGACGATATTAATATAAGCATATCATCACTTGTAAGGTTTGATATCTTAACAAAAGACGATAATGTAATTGCCACTATAATTTAATGTTAAAAGAAACATGAAAACAAAACAAAAAATACTGTCAAACATTTACGGCTTATCATCATTAAATATAATAAATATATTAGTTCCATTAATAATGATGCCTTACCTGTCGAGAACTATTGGCGCTGATGGGTATGGCGTATTTTTCATTTTCACATCTGCAATATCTTTTGCTCTTATTATAATGGACTATAGCGTCAATATAACAGGAGTTAGGGATATATCGCAATCAAATAAAATGGAGTGGCAAGAAATATACACAAAAAACCAAAGCATTAGATTCTGCTTGTGTTTTTTGTCTATTATAGCATGTACTTACTACACTATAGTTTTCGCTGATGGGTATGATGATAAATTTCTATTTACCTTTATCATATATGCTATAACGTTATTTGGTTATTATTTTACTACTCCATGGTTTTTTCATGGGGCATCAGACATGAAGATTGTCGCATTATCATCATTAATAACAAGACTATTGCATCTACTTTTCGTTATTGCTTTTATTAATTCACGAAAAGATTTAGACATTCTAATTTTGTCAAATGCAATATCTTACCTCCTAATCGGAGTGGTGACATCATTCTACAGGAGGTCGAGATATAAATTAAAAGATAAATTAAATGCCAAATTAGCAAAGAGTGGATTTATATCTGGGTTCGATTCTTTTATTGGTGATTTTGCACCAAATCTTTATAGCAATATGCCGCAAATTATTATAGGAGCGATAGTTTCACCATCTGTTTTTGCGGCCTATTCAATAGCCATGAGACTAATAAATATAGCTGGTTCGTTTCAGGTTATAATTTGTAAGTCATTTTACCCATTAATGCGCTCTGGATTATTTTCATTAAAGTATTTGCTTTGTCTGAATATTGCATTATCAGCAATAGCTATAGCTTTCGTTTACTTCTTCGGGATGCCGTTGATAGTTTTATTGTTCGGTAGTAACTTGTCTCAGGCTTATTATTACCTGCTCCCACTTTCTTTAAGCATGGCATTTGCCGGTGTGCTTTGGTCTTTCTCATATGGTTACTTCCTACCTAATGGTCTTGATAGGGAATTCAGAAATATATCTGTTATAGCTTCTGTTTTGTCAGCTGCTATTGGGTATTGCATGATATACGCTTACGGAGCATATGGAGCAATAGCAATGTTTGTATTTGCCAGATTCTTATTTGCATGTTTATACACCATTAAATATTTATTAAAGATTAGGAGTCATTACAATGTAGCATAAATGTATCGCTTAAAATGGTGATGATAAATGACTATCTCTTACAAAATCTCCCCGCATGAGCGGGGAGTTTGTTATGCGGAATATCCAGATACAGTAAATCTTTGCCTTACAGATGATGCTGTCTGAATCTTAATCCCTGTAGCCGACACTACAACCTGAACACTAAAGCCGGCGTTCGACCCGGCGTTCATATTGAATGTCCCGTTATTTGACCCAGTTGTTTTCGAAACAGAAACGGCCGTGTCATCAGTAAAGGTGATTGTGGTCGCTGTTGCGTTCTTGGCTATGTTGAATTTTATGCTCCTGTCACCACTTGATCCGTTATTTATTATGATATATCGATCACCTGTTGCGACATTCATCGTTGTTGGAATGCCAACTTCAAATAATACCACTGGTGAAAGCGAGTTAATCACTGCGCCTGCTTCGATCCTTCCTTGAGTGTTCCACAGGGCCCCCATCTTGACTGACTGCCCACTAAGGTAGTTCTTGTCGCACACAGAGGCGTCGAACTGGCTTGTTTGCACGCCATCACCTGTCAGGTAGCAGTTCGTCGCAGCGACAAGATCATTGTGTCTCAGTGAGAGCATCATGTTTGCATATAGACTTGGTTCAGTGGTGAAATCGTCAAATACGATAAGATTAGCAAATCGACCGACGTTCCCGGAAATATCCACAGTACCAGTAAAGCCGCCGCCTCCTGTTTCGCCGCCGTTAATCATTTTAAGTATGCCGCTCACGGTGGCATTAGGCAGATCGAGCCTGTTGTCTTTGAATGTAAACTGTTGATACGTATTGTACGGGTAATTAGCTACCTGCATGAAGTTTGTTTGTAGAGGAGATTGCGAACTAAAATGATTGTTAGTCAGTCTTATGTTTGTATTAACGGAATTCCCATGCACCAAACCAAGCCTGATAAGTTCAATATCGCAGTTGTCGATATGAATGAACCGGTTGCCATACTCCATAGGACCGACTGTTTCACTATGCCAATCCTGTGTTTCCGGGTAGAAAAATGATCCAGTTGAGTTTGTTTCATTGATTCCAGGAAACAGAGCCTTAATTCTAGCTATGTAGTCGCGAGTATAGTACCAGCGCTTATTTTGGCTGGTATACTGATAAGAGCTTTTTATCTTATGAGGCGATAGGTGCCAATCATTCCACACGTAACCGTCTATTACTGTTATATCGCGCTCGGTGACGAGATGAGCTCCATTGTACAGATCATAATAGGAGTTACCCGTGTTTCTTACTTTCACCCCTCTTTGAGTGCCGTTGTAGTGGTTTAGACTCCAGCACTCGCACACACCTATTGTAGTGTATGCATAGTTACCATCAGCCCAAAAACTATCGTCGTTTTCAACGATATAGTCGTGAATTGATACTAACTCCATAGCTCGTTGTAATTTACGTTCATAAGGGTTTTCGTTGGTTGTCCCTGCATTAACGAATGTTCCAGCAAGGTTATGCGCCGTAAAATACGCAACCTCAAGAGTCCTGAAGGGATAATCCTGTAGAGAAACAAGATAATCAACCGGAGCCTCTGAATGGAAATGAGTAATTTTCACTGAGTTGCAGCCGTAATCGGTAGTTTCCGGGTTTACAGCAGGAGTGATCGAATTTCCAAGTCCGGCGAACAGAATTGCTCTTCCTTTGTGGGTAAAGTGCTCAAAGACGATATTCCCCACCCTGTAAGCAACTCCAGGAATGCTTCCAACCAGCCTAGGCCAGTTGGCGCTAACACCTTCAAGATGAAATAATTTTGCGTTAACGTTAGCACCTGCTTTCAAATAGAAGGCATAACCACCACCCGCCAGAATGCTACCACCACCCCAAATATCAAGATTTGATACTTGCAGGTTCATGTCATCAGGAAGATACACTGATTCCCCCATGATGTTCAGCCTGACAGAACCGAACATGGATTCCATTTCTGCCAAAGCAGCTTTGTTGATCGCGCCAGCTGTTGAGTCACTGTACTTCCCGCCAAAAGCAGAGATATCGCCATTGCGCCAGGCGAGATATAAGCTCAAAGGCTGATCTGGAAAATTCTCACCGTGATGATGTACCAGCCCAGAACCAGTTGGTTTGGCCAGTTCAATTAATACATCTGAAGCAGAACCAGACGGAGGAACAACGACAATTGGAATGCCGCCGCTATCAAACGCGATCATCTTATTAGCACGAGCAGCAGCATCGGGAAGTGATGGGATGCTCTCTGGTGTGCGCAACGTCTTGCTAAGATTTGATGATGATACTGTATCGACATAGTTCTTGGTGGCCGCGTCCTGTGGGTAACGAGGGTCACGCACGTTGCGGATGTAGTTGTTAAGGGCGTCGTACCAGTTCGCAATACTGGAAGGCTTACGCAGAGCCAGGCGGAACATGCTGCCTACCTGCTGGATAAGCATTGTCAGCTTATCAAAAGCGTCTTCATGCACCTCTGCGAAGAACTTACCCTGATTGCGCAGGTCGGTTTCCTGTGTCGGCTCCAGATCGCGCGCAATTGATATCTGCCAGCCGTTCGTCAGCGGCGTGGTAAGCACCACATTGCCGCCGCTGTATCCTCCTGCGTTCGTAACCGTATAGTCAGTATCCAGAACCAGGACTGTGATGTTTTCGTTGAGATCTACAACTGATACAGCAAGATCTGTTTTTTTGAATATGCGGAACGTGTACGGGAAGGATGTCGTAACGCCGTTCCCCGTGTAATCGTTATGGTCAACTACGGTTGATACCGTCATGGCCTGTCTCCAGTTAAGCAGCGCCCGGCGCGCGTGCATCATCAGGACAGTTTATTACCTAGCAAACCTTATATGAATTGAATGAATAACAATCAGGAAAGTTATTACCTTTTAGGTAAATGGCAATTCGTGCTGGATAGTATTTCGAACATTTGCTACTGTACATATATACAGTGAATGCATGGAGATTATCAGATGCAACGTCAGTATCATCACCCGCTGGAAAAAGGATTTGCCGAACGAATACACACGCCGGGAGGCGTCCGCTCCCTTGTTGAAGATTCACACCTGATGACGTTGCTGCGCCAGTTGGGTGAGGATGGCTTTAATGTTGATGGCCCGATGGCAGAGCTGACTGCCCTGGTTAACTATGTCACCAGCTCGCAGATGTCCATGAAGGATCTGCAAATGCATCTTGATTACTGTGCAGAACAATTACGAAAACAAACCAGATAGAATTTACTTTTGGGGTATAAAATGTATTTGCCACGATCTGTGGCCTACACATGGACATGCTCATAATGAAAAAAATCTTTGCAGTTTTATTAGTTCTCTTGTCACTTGGTGCAGCAACACAGGCATACGCCGGAAATTGCCAGCATTCTGATGATACTGCTTCAGATGGATCCCGCTGCGGTGGTCGTTCTGCCGACTCAAGGCCTGGCGGTAAGTAATGAATTAAAGCCCGCTAAGCGGGCTTTTTTGAATTACTTATAAATCACAACAACCTGCCTATTAATACAATACTGAATACTATCAATCCAAACCAACAAGCCACACGCAGTTGCGGTTCTAAATCAAAACCTTTTTTATCAAACATATATGAGTAGACTAGAAAAGCAGCGCATATCAATACTATAAAGATGATCTGATACATTATCTTGCCCAGTATTATTGTGGCGTAACGTCCTGAGGACGCCACCAGTAAGTCTGGTTGAAGTTCTTCTTCGATCTCTGCTCTACCTTACGGAGATAGCCAGGAGAGAAGTATTCCTGCATCTGGTTAAATATCATATGGTCAAGCGCCGCTTTTGCATACCAGAGATTAGCACCGGGTATCAGCCCTTTGCCCAACTTAACAAGATCGCCTCCTGTCTGCTCCGGCTTACCCTCTACAGCATTGAGCGGGATCCCCTGCCCCAGCTTAACCACATCATCTACCAGCCCGGCCACCGGCCCGAGCATTGAAGCCAGTGCCCCACCGCCGTAACGGGTATGGTCTGACAGCAGAAAATCACCATAAAGGCCAAGGCCGCCACCTTTCAGCAGAGCGCCAAGCCAGAATTTACCAGCATCTTTACCGGTCATGTCGCGAGCATTACGTCCGGATGCCAGATCGTTAAGTTGCTGAGAAAGCGCACCAAGAATCGTGGTGCTGGCGAGGAATGTAGCGATGTAAGCGGCGCGTCCGCCTGCGGACGGCATACCCATTGCGCGTGTCCAGTGGCGCATTACCACTGAGATCGGAAAGGACTTAAACAGGAAAACGCTTCGCGTAAGTTCACCCTTCCACGTTCCGCGTTGCAGGCCACCACCGGTAAGAACCTGTTCTCGCGCGCCGGGAGTAATGACAGCCATATCAACTTCTTCAGATACCGCGCCAAGCAGCCGACGCATTGCCTCAAACCTGACGCGTTCCGGCGGTCCAATATGCTGTAATGCAGCGTCGGGGATGCGCATGATACTTTCTGGCGTGAGCATGGTTGTATTACCATTTCCCCAGTCTTCCTGTTGCGCAAGCTTCCACACACTGAAGTCCTGATCAGTAATGCCCTTACTTTTTAGGATGCGGAAATCATTGTCATCAAGGCTACGCAGATCTGGAGTCCGGCTTACCACTTCTCCCAGGCTACCCATCATCGTAACGCCATAGGCTCGCTTATGCGCATCAGTCCACGCAGTCAGGCCACTGGCGCGCATCACCGCCGTCGCTGCCCAGCGTGATATAGACGGTCCCATGTTGTCCATCGCCCAGCGGTTAACACTGCCGAGAAGTGATTCCATTGCCAGGCCAGCCCGGCGCGCCCGTGCCAGTTCCGTTCTGTTCGCCGGGTTCATCGCTTCAATTTGGTTCATAAACAGCTTGTTCATCGGTAGATTCGCTACCTTTGCCGAAAGGTACATTGTCCCGAGATCAGAGAATGACGCGAGCAGCGCAGAACCAAGACGGCTGGCGACCATCCAGTTACGCATATTGTCAGACCACCGGGCAATATGCGGATTAGCTATGGGCTGTGTTTTACCAGAGATGAAGTTATAAAGATTCTCTGTGCTGTTGGCGAGGCGCTTTACCCTGCCGGTGCGCTGTGGATTGGCAGTGGCCTGTTCTGCGGTAACCTCGTCGAGAATAGAGCGGAATACGTGATCAGGGTTTGGTCCGTAGGTTTCCACCAAGGCTATGTCTTTGCTGATGCTTTCCAGATGCCCTACCATGACCTCCCACAGTGAGCGATCTCCATAGTCACGCTGATACTCCATGTAAGAATCGGCGTCTTTGAAATGGATCTGACGGGAGGCATTGCCCCGGTTTGCTCTGGCACCGGAAAGACGCATGCCGCTGTCGCTGAGTTTATTCAGCCCGCCGGTGGCAATCGTGTTGTAAGCCTCGCCGAGGAAGGTTGTCAACTCGGCATCACTCATCAGTTGACCGTCTTCACGGATGTAATATTTACGGTCGAGCTTTCCGATAACATCGCTGACCCATTTATCACGCGATACTCTCCCGACCTTATCCATAGAGTGATGTTGCGGAACGCCCCAGTTTTCCAGGTAGCCTATATCACCACCAGCATCATTGAAACGACGGCGCAAAAGTTCGGTTACATCCGCCCAGGCTTTCGCCCCTTTTTTCGCCCTTACGTTCCCGGTATCCTGTCCACGCATTTCATAAACCAGATCGCGCACGCTGGCTTCATCTTCAAAGAGGTGAAAAAAACGCGGATCCACGGCCTCAAATGCTTCCTGTATCTGGCTTAATGCATAGTCACGGGTAGCTTTGCCGCGTGATTCCACGGAAAGAAAATTAGATTTGCCGTCGGCGTGAAATGCAATTGTGCGGTTAAGCGCTTCAAGCTTTCCGTCTGTTCCCTGATAATTATTAATGAACGTATCAAGGCGCTGTCGGGCCGCGATGGTCAAGGCGACACGACGTTTTTTCAAAGAAGCTTCATTCTTCAGTTCATCAGCTGCGAGTTGCCCGGCGCGGCGCAGGCGTTCTGCGTCAGTCAGCACTCGCCAGGATGCGGGATCATTACGCGCCAGTTGGCGCATGTTCCGGTAAATTCTATCCTCGATGTTCTGAATTTCCTGTTGTGTCAGGCGACGGCTGGCGGCCTGCTGAACTGCATTAATACATTCCTGGCGCATAATTTATCCTCTTAAAAAACATGCAACAGCCACGTCAAACAGGCTTGAATCCTGAATAGCCTGCTCATTTTCGCGGGCTGCTTCGTCGAGAACCTCGCGCGCACTGCGTGACTGAGGATTACCTTCATCGTCAAGCACGGTGATCATCATGTCCGGTGAAGAACTCAGAGACTCTTCAGCGGCCACAACATCAATATCCTGCTGCCCTTCTGTGGGTCTTGACGTAGTGGAATGTTCAACATCGCGTAACGCGGCATTCAGATCTAATGGCGCGGCTTCATCAGCGGTGCGCACTTCTGCGGTACGGTAGAAAGAAAGCGCCTGCGCATTCAGATCGGACTCAGCCTGCTGGCGGCGGGCGAGCTCTGCACGGGCTTCGAAGAATTTACCGCCAGGCTCATGCGGGGCCAGGGCATTACGCGAAAAATCCAGACGCCCCTGCGCCTCGGTAATGCTCTGATCAAGATCCCGCAGTCTGGCCTGCTTATCGGCGCGTGCCTGTGCCAGCGCCTTTCCGCTTCCTTTTGGTTCTTCCGAGAGAATCTGGTTACGCTGTTCTGTGAGGTTATCAACAATACGCTGACTGTTGGCTATTTCAGACTGATAAACCTGACGATCACTGCGGGGTAGAATCTGTGCGGCCTGTTCTTCCAGCACTCTGGTCTCCACGGCGCGCGCCGCTGAACCTTCATCTGCCTGATAAAGTACTTCATCAATCGACTGCGCAATGAGACTGCGGCGACCAGGTACATCACTGAACGCGGCAGGCTCGACAATGCTGGCTACATCAACAGATCGACCAGCGCTTACATCGCGCATTGCCTGCTGTACCGCCTGCGCATGAGCATCACGGGACAGGACATTGATCGGAACGCCGGGAGCAATATCAAATTCGGCATGATGAGCGGCATTTGCTGCCAGCGCTGCATCGACATCCGCAGGCATAAAATCGGGTGGTCGGACATTTTCGCCTCGTGAGTTTACGAACCTGCCAAGGCCACCGAACGCCAGGCCCAGTACAGCATCGATCGCCAGCGCCTGCTTATCGAATACATCGTACTGCGCCGCCATGTCTTCATAGCCATTGTCACGCAGTATTGACGCTGTGCTTCCGCGCATTGCCATGCCGAAAGCAACGTTAGTCCCAGCGGCGTATGCGATATCAGGCGCGGCACGCGCTACTGTTCCAGCGACATTGCCTACAGCCGATCTGGATAACTGAGCACCAACACCTTCCGCCAGCGCTCCACCGGCACGAAGACCGATACTCATTGGTATTACTGTCCCCGCTCCCGCTGTAAGGCCGTGCACCAGCGCAACGTCCTGCGCAGTGCTGTAATCGACACCCTCGCCGCGCAGACGCTCAAACTCTGAAAAACCTTGCAGGCTGGTTACTGTAGCGGCAGCACCGACAGGACCAGCGGCCAGGATACTCACAACCGCCTGCGATCCCATATCGAAAAGACCATAAAGAACCTGCCCGGCGGTGCCGGTGGTCGCCGCGTCAGGCGTCAACCGCTTAACCTGCTGCTCTGCAAGTTTTCGCTGTTCAGCAATGTATGAAGCTGAAGTGTCATTGATCGAGGTGTTTTCGTTAACAAACTGCGCGATCGGAGAAACGACTTTATCCAGACCGGCCCACAGCAACTGGTCAGGTTTCGCCACCAGGCCGGAGTACAGCCCAGACGCCGCCGCGCCGACCGAGTTATCGAAGAACCCGACATCACTGTTAAAGCCAGCAGGGTTTGACGCTGCCTCGTCAAGCTGCTGGTTCTGGTTTACCTGGTTAAGACCGAAGTAACTCATTGCGGGATATCTCCTGAGAAGCGCTGGCGCTGCTGTGTGAGATCGATAACGACAGGCGTACCGTCATCCTTCAGCAGATAACCGGTGCCGAGTTTTACCAGGTACTGGCTGTCACCATAGCTTTGCAGACCGTACTGGCCTGGCGGTGCTTTAATTCCTGCGCCAGTAACCTGTGCTTTCCATGCCTGATCAACCTGCTTATCGAATTGCTCTGATGACATGCCCCACGGCAACAGTACATTGCCCATTCCGTTATAATCGTGCACGCCGCCAGTAGCTACGTTAACAGCCTGTTTCCAGGTGTCACTGTCAATTTCACCGGACACCACGCCCTTCTTCGCCATTACCCCGGCGTAATAGTCCTTTGCTATCTCATAGGCCATTGATGCACCCTGCGCGTCACCGGCAAATGCGTCCTTCACCATGTCAGAGAACTCGAGGCGCAGATCGGTATCCTTCGGCATCGGTATACCTTTCGCATCATCAGATCCTTTGCGCGCTGCTGCGCCTGAGAGAATGGTTTGCGCTGCTGTTTCTGGGGATACATTAACGTCTGAACTGAACCAGCTTTTTTCAGCAACAATACCTCCTGGCTTGTCCATCAAGATCCCTGCTACAGCGGCTGATGGTGCGTTGGTGCTAATTTGTTGCAATGCAGCCATATAGACCTGCCCGCCGCCGGTGCTCTGCCTGATGGTGTCGAGGTATGCAGACTGTTGCGACACTGGGGCATCCCGGAAAAATGTTCCGATTTGGTTGGCCTCTTCTTTGGAAAAGAAAGTAAGAGGAGTGCCATAGCTCTTTGATAAACCAGAAACCTGAGAAGCACGAACAGCTATTGTTTGCCCAAAGTTATTCTGGTTAGTCATGTCTATTGGCTTAGCCTGACCAGAGGAAAGAGAGAATTGAATAGGATCGGTTTGGCGCTGTTTAATCACCTGATTTGCGGCGGTAACCACGCTGTCATAAAGCGCGGCGCGCGACGCATAACCCTCCCCTGTCTGTTCCGGCGTCGGCTTCAATTGGTTGACGTATGCCGTGATGCTGTTGGTCGGCATATTGCGGAATGAGCCAATGTACTGCCCGGCGATCTGCGTGTTCCTGAACTCGGTGTAACGGAGATTACCTTCACGCACACCGTATGCCGCCAGGAAGTCAGTCTGAGTTGGAGCATTGGGGAAATCCACGCCGCGCATATATGCCGCACTGGCATCGCGAACCCGACTGTCGATACTGGTGCGATATTCCGCCTGCTGCTGCTTGCGAATTTGGTCAGCCTGTCGCAGGAAGGTTGCCTGCGCTTCAGGAGATGCAGCGTCGAATGCAGCATTGCCGGTATATCGCTTGGTGCTGGTCGGAAGTTGTGACAGGCCAATAGCTGCACTGACACCGGTGGCGAGCTGCTGGTCGCTGTATGGCTGGCTACCGTTCTCATGCTGGATGATTGCAGCACACAGGGCCTTCAGCGTGTCAGGGTTTGATGCGTCAAGCTGCTGATCCGCAGTTACGCCGAGCTGAGCACATACTGCCTGAATGTAAGCATCGGTGTTGTTATTGTCAGAAGGCGGCGCCCAGCGGTTGATAATGTCACTGACGGTATCGATACCCTGGCGCTGATAAGACAGCAGGTTGCGGCCCAGCGCGCGAATGCCATGCTCCGGAGTTTCGAATTTAGCAAATCGACCATCATCACCGGTCTGTCCAACCCATGGATTTGTTTTGCTGTATTCGAGGTTTCCGGGGTTGTTATTGCGAATGCCGCGAGCGCTATCGCCTGAACCACCTTCAGATACCGCACGACGTGATCCAACAGCCGTGTCGCTCAGCTCGCCATTGCTCTGGATGAACTCAATAGAGTTGTTAGCCGACCACTGAGAAAGAGCTGTATCAGCAACCTTCTCTTTGAATTCGGTCTTTTTCGCCTGAATCTGCTCGGCGCTCCAGCCATGCGCGGCGCCATAGGTTTCGATCTGCTGAAAGGTCTGCTGGTTGTACAGCACATAGTTAGCGTTATCGCCGTATGCAGATGCTGCCAGTTTCCCGTTGTTCGCCAGCGTCGCCTGAAATTGCCCCTCTTCGTAGGCGTTGAGCTGGTTGATCTCATGGCGTCCGGCCTGCGTCGTGAACTGGATACGCTGCTCCTGCACCTGCTGCATGAAACCAGCGCGAGCCCCTTCAGGCAGGGTCATGGCGATCTGTTCTGCCTGAGAATCAAACTGCTGGGTGTACTCCTGCCCCTTACCCAGCGCATTCTTTCCCTGAAGGTTCAGCAGGCCGGTATCAGGGTTCGTCAGCAGATCACTCGATACCTGACTCAGTTGCAGCGATGCATCCTGCGCCTGGGCGACATCCGCCCGCTGTTTGGCCTGCGCGAACATGTCGATCGCCTTTGGCGCTACCTGAGAAATGACGTCGCCGACATTCGGCTGTTCGAACGCCTGAAATCCAGGAGACTGGAATCCTCGGCTTTCAACCTGGCGCCCGCTGACTGTTGGTACTGTTGGCATTTCGATATCTCCTTATCGACCGGTTGGCGTGCCGACGGCTGCGCTGATAGGTGCTGCCTTCTGGGAGAATGGCGACCACGTCCCGCCAGCCATTTGATAGGCTCCATAAGCCTGTAGCGGCGTTGTGAGCAGCGTTGTCATCGCCCCCATATTCCCCTGCTTACGCGCGGATACCGCCTGGGCGTCATAGTTGGCGGACTGCACCTGATAGCCGTAAGCCTCGCGCTGGGCGTTGTTAACGGTCGTCATAGCATCCAGCGTGCCGAACTGAGCGGTATCTCCGAAGATATCCAGAGCGTTACCGGTTGAGAGGTCAGCGCCGGTGGCACCCATTGTCGCAGCCTGTGTCCCGGCAGCCTGACGATTACGGCGGCGCACTTCCTCGGCCTGGGCATTGCCACGGTTAATCGAGTCCTGCGCCTGAGCCTCTGCCACATCCGCATTCTGCTCAGCAACAGCAGCAGAATATTTGCCTGTCTCATACTGGTTGTAAGCTGACAATGCGCCTGCCGCGAGCGTCGCACCGGCTAAAATTGTGGTGGGTTCGCACATTATTTTCTCTCCATGTGGAAGCGATGAAACAGAAGACCGTGAGCGCCGTACGGCTGTGGTTCTTCAATGGTGAATCCCAGCCAGTGCAGCCAGATACGCGCTGTGTGGTTGCGGGCATCAACATAGTTTTCAAGATACGGGTAAACAGCCAGCATTGCATTGACCACTTTCCCGCAGCGGCGCAGGAAAGTGCGCTGGTATTTCTCCAGCGCGTCGGTGCCTACCAGCCACGGGATACCGTTACCGCCGATCATTGATGCCGGCGCCACGCCGAAGATGGTTACCACTTCACCATTAATAAGACCGGCACAGGCAAAGGTTGACGTGCGCAGACCAGTTTCAAGCACGCGGCGCGGGCTCCACCCGTTTGTCGCCAGAAATTCATCAACGTCAGCCTGGCGGACATGCGGGATCATGGCTTCGATATGTTCCTGGGTTGCCGGTACGATCTGAGCTTTAATCATCAGAATCCCCCGACAGTCATGCGCGGCAGGACCGCCAGAACAGAAAGCGGAAGTGGGTCGAGCTGGCGCACCTTAACGCGTCCGTTCTTATCCCAGTTGCTGTCGAGCTTCACCTCCACCTTCCCGGTAGCATCATCAACTGGATCGTCATAAAACTCGAATTCCCGCTGCGGATACTCGTACCATTCTCCGCCCGGCGTCGTTGCCCAGATGCCTCGGCTGGCGTTGACCACCATCGTGACAGTGGGAATCACCTGCTTTTTATCCAGCAGCGTTTCCTGCCCGTTAATGTTGATGTCCAGCGTTTCGAATTCAGCCGTGATCGGCAGACCGATATGCACCACTGCGCCCGGTGATTCCAGCGTGACAGCGCCACCAGTTACGGTTTTCTGGGGCTCAACGCTGGCGTCTGAGAGGATGCTGACTGTCTGGCCTTCGAGGTGTGACAGACCGCTGAAAGTCTGGCGGGCCATCTGCCAGTTAGTTGTGGCCATAGTGCGCAGTACCGCGGGAACGTTACGGTTGAATCGCACAACCACGGCGGTATTACTCGTTACGGAGAGAATGTCACCACGCAATTCTTTCGCCACCACCTCGCCGGTATCGGGATCCGTCTCTGAGTACGGGAACTGAATCTGAGCGCCAACGTCAGTGCCCACGAAATAGGCCCCGCCGCTTATCGTCACCGGGTAGTCAACCTGATAACTCCAGTCACCACTGCCGCCGCTGATGGTCATAGTACGTGTTGAGGTATTGCGGCCGTCATAACTCAGACCGCAATCGACAAAGAACGCGTCCTCTTCATTGGTAAACAGACGGCTGGCCAGGCGCTCTATGTACCGTTTCGTCTGGCCATTGATGGTGCGGTTAACCACGAAGTAAACAGCGTCCTCGCTGCCTTCGCTGATGGAGCAGGTGCTTTCGTACTTTCCGGTGCTGGATTGCGGTGCCCAGGCGAATACCTGCTGGTCGCGCAGATAGGTCAGCACCAGCAGCTTGCCGTCATCTCGGATGCAGAACGCGCTGCTGTACGGCACGATGCAGAATGACCAGTCGACAATGCTGCGCTTCTGGAACAGGTGGTTTGCCAGTATGGTCAAGTCAGTGCCCTGGTACCCGTCAACGTCGAAAGAGTAGGCCAGATCACGTACCACGCTCCCCTTCTCCTGGATGAATAGCGCGATATTAGCCACAGCGATCGGCGGCACATTGCTGGAGCCGTTGTTACCCTGCGAACTGAACGAAAACGCCGACGGCGTGAGGACCTTATTCTGGTCTCCGGATATCGTATATTCCCCGCCGGATGTCAGCGCGACCAGGTTGCCGACGTCGATAAGATGGCGGATCTCATTCACCTGTCGCCCGGCGTAGGTGTAAATGATGCGATCGTCATCCTGAATAGGGTTGCTCTTTCCGAAGTCTTTATAGTCACCGGTACGGCTCGCCCATATCGTTTGTGGGTACGCGGTAGACGCGGCGAAATACAGGCGCTGCTGATAGTAAACAACCGTGCTCGGGTAGCCGTTGACGCTGTTCCATGCGTACCGTGCCCACTTGTAACTGCCATTCGCCGATCCGACAACCTGGGACGGGATATAGCTCACCACCGTAGCAGTGGCTGTCAGGCCGTCGCTGGCTACGGCTGTAATGCGCGCAATGCCGAAACCGCTGTGCAGGTATTCCCACTGGATTCCGGTATCACTATCCCCGGTTCCGCCCCATCCATCCCAGGACATGCCTTCCGTGTGAGAAGGCCGCAGGGTCCCGGTCTTGCCGGAAGTATTGGCACGGTAGTAGTTGCTGTCGGCGCGGCGCACATCGTTGATAGCGGTGGTCTTGCTGGTCTCCCATACGGGAACGGAATCAACCGCCGGCTGTTCGAGATAAAACAGCTTACCGACTTGCTCAGCGCCAAAGATGGCAGAACTGGCCGTCAGCGTAATGGTCCCGGTACTGGCGCTTGCGTATACCTTCACTGACTCGTCAACGTTGATATCTTCGAACGGTCCGTTTTTTGTGGTGACATCGACGATCTGCCAGTTGTCGTGCGCGTAACGGCGCAGCTCCTTCGGCGGGTAGGCCGGGTGAACCAGGGTAAGCACATCGGCGCTCTGCGTGAATTTAATGCGGAACAGGTCGGCCTCTGCATACGGCATAGCCAGTTCGTAGATCACATTGCTGCTGTTCAGTACATACGCACCGTCTTTGATAACGCGCATGTAGTTGTGCCCGAACTCCAGCGCATAAGTCTGGACGGTCGAGAACTGGAAAGGAATAAGACGGCATTTGCGGGTCGGGTATTTGGCTTCGCCGACGAAGCGCGTTCCCGGGCGATTCTCCACCCCGCCATACTGACGGACAATAAAGTTGTCGCACTTACGCAGCGCAACCTGATATTTCGACATATCGATGCGCCCGTATAGCGACGGGCCAATCTCGCCACCGGCAAAGCTCGGCTGGATCCAACTGAAAGCCATTATGACAACCTCGCTGCGGTGAACTCATCGACTGGCGGCTGCGGCTCCTGGGATTCGTTCTGGCTGTGCGAGCCAGCGCTCAGGATTACGCTGCGGTACATAGTCAGTGCGTTGTTACCGAGATCTGCGCTGCCGGTCAGCGGCATATTGATGGCGGCGGCCAGACGCCAGGACAGCGCTTCCATGAAGATTGCATCGAACATGTTCACGTCGGTGACGCGGGCGATGTACTTCAGCCATGCCTGAGGCTGATCGGTGTAGATCAGCTTTCCGGTGCCGTCGGTATCAGCCCCAACCTCATAGTTGATGCGCATGGCCGCCGTCGGATTACGGATACCGGGCACCATAATTTCGGTGATACGCAGGCAGTCAGTCGGATACTGGTAGGAATAAGCCCAGTCCGGCGGCGGATTGTTGGTATCGGCCAGTGCCAGGCGTTTGGTAGCAAAGTTCCAGTCGAAGTCTGCCAGCGCAGCATCGCGGCAGGAATCGAAATGCAGGGAGCACTGCCCGGCTTCTTTGCTGGCCTCGGTCAGGCTGTTAATGCTGCGGCTGTTCCCGATATTGCTCAGCGCGCGGTTGCAGATCTCGATAACGGAGGCCATTAATCATCCTCCCCGCCGTAAAGAGTCTGGGCGGCAGTTTTGGGCTGCTCACCAGATACCGGGCTGAGTGCCATGTCAGTAATCTGCAAGCTGGCGTTATGCTGCATGCCATCTTCCGTTTCTCGGGTAGAGGTGGAACGAATTATGGCTTTCGCGGTGATCATCACTTCAGTACCAGCGGATTGTGGCGTTGCCTTGAGCTTGCCGAGCGTCTCGTTGTTCAGCTCAATGCAAAGGCCCCATGGGTAATCATCGCGAGTCTGGGTTTTACCATCCTCATCCTGATAGGTATCGGTGCCAGTTTTGAGGTTTACCAGTTCCATAGCGGACTCCTGCAATAAAGGGGCCGAAGCCCCTTGTTTTATTAGCGAGGCTTAGACGCCCAGTTCTTTACGCTTATCTGCGATTTTCTCGCGGAGCGTTTCGGCCTTAACGTTATGATGCGGTTTCTCATTAAAGAGCACTTCATACTCTTCACGGAGCTTGTCCAGCTCTCCGACTTCATCGCTATTGCCCTGACCACCGTCATCATCAGATTTCTTTTTGGTGATTTCCGGTGCGTCATACTTCTCGCCACGCTTCTTCGCTACGTCCTTTTTGGCTTTAACCGCTGCATCATTCAGCGGCTCCAGCGCAGATCCTGGCTCGCCGTCATATTCAATTTCTGAACCTTCAGGCCAGAGGTTGTTATGAATATGGGATAAGCGCAGGACGCGGTATTTTGCTTTTTCCATTGCCATCACCTTAGCCAGTCACTTTGGAACGGATCGGGTAATAAGGAGTGTTGTTGTCAACATCCAGATTAATGCCCGAGGTGAACGCGCCAGCAGTCAGCGGACCGGTGCCGACTGAATAGTTAACGCGAAGATAACGCTGGACGCCCGCCGGCACTTTGGTAGAGAACAGGCGTTTGCCAACTGTCAGAGCAGACAGCGCCAGAGCACCGCTGTCGTAGATAGTGGTCCAGGTGGAGTTGTCAGGGCTGGTCTGCAACTGAACGTTGAGGGTCGCAGCACCAGCAGCGGTTGCAGTGGTGTCAACGGTTGCCCAGAACTCCAGCGGATAACCAACGCCGATATCGCGGCGGGTGCCGTCGATAGGGCCGAGGTCAATCACGTCCGTAGAAGCAGCGGAAGCTGTAACCGCCTGCTTCTCGGAGAACATCAACAGTTTGTCGAGGATCATTTTCTTTCTCCATTTATGGGCCGGTTAAGGCCCATCAGTTAATGACAGGCGTTAAACAACGCGCGCTTCTGTTTCCAGAATCGCATCGGTTTCACGGATTGGGATGCCACGGAACGTGGTCCAGAATTCGCCTTCAGTCTCTTTTACGGAAAGAGCCAGAGAGGCTTTATCCAGAGATTGCAGATCCAGCGCCTGGGCAACGGTACGGTTCATGTAGAACACCGCGCGGCCCATTTTCAGGTTAGGGACGCGGTGCAGCGCTTTAACCATCAGGCTGACGATATTTGCAGCTGAACCTGGTACTGACAGATCGCTCACATCGATGTTGGCGATGCGCACAACGTAGCGCCAGTCACGGAGAGCCAGGCCGTTATCCCACTTATAATGGGTGCGGTAACCCTGGTATTTTCCGCCATTAGCGTCGGTAAGAGTCTGCTCGCCGAGGTTCTGAGTCTGCAAACCAGCCTTCTGCCCTTTAGGGAAGATGCCGTGTACAGTGTTTTCACCCCATACCACCAGCCAGATAGAGGTGTTATCTGTACCGGTGCCGCCAGCATCAATGATGTTCTGGCCGTTGCCTGCGGATTTGGTGGAGTAGCGGGATGACAGGCCCATGAACTGCTGCGGATTCACACTGGTGTCGCCGTAGAACAGGGTCTGAGCCATCTGCTGGTTCATGCCTTCGAGGAATGCACGATCTTCAGACAGACGGAATTCAGCGGTGTTACCGTTTAAATCTGCCAGTGACTTATCCACTTCAGCATAGGTTTCCAGCATACCGACAGTGTCGGTTACCTGTACGGTCGTTGATTTGCTTGGCTGCACACCGTAGTTAAGCAAACGCCAGGTTGCCGATGGCAGACCGGAGCGGATCGTTGTACGGTGACCAGTTGGCAGGTTACCCTCTACGAACATCATGTCCGTCAGGATTTCGTTGGTCTGGGAAAGCAGTTCGACAATCTTATCGACTTTCCCGTCTGGATCAGTACGCTTAGCCCAGTCAGCCAGCGTCAGCGCATTTACGCCTTTAACAGCCATGGTTATATCCTCTCTTATTAGCCATAAAGCACTTCGGCCGCACTACGCTGGCCTTGATTACTGCCATCGACCATGCCGTCTTCCGACATGGCTTTACCGATTTTCACGAACGTTTTAACCAGGTCTGGATGGTTACCAAGCCCGGTAGCGTTCAGATATTCTTTCAGTTCCGGCGTGCCGAACTGGTCCAGCGCACGCTGCGCAGCACTGAGGTTTGCGGTCAGTTTGTCGCCACCGATCTCCTTGTCTGCCTTCACGGTCTCTGCCCAGCCTTCGGTCTGCTTCTGCCAGGCTTCTGCCTGACGCTGCTGCACACCGGCCAGAATTTTGGGATATGCGTCTACCAGCTTCTGCGCCTGCTCGTTGGTCAGGTTCAGATCACGGGCAACTGGTTCGAAGTCCTTCAGCGCGTCGGCATCCAGCTCTACGCCTTCACCAGCGGTAAATTCGTATTTCTCCGGCGCACCTTCCTGCTTCTGCTCTTCGTCCTTTGGCTTATCACCATCAGCTGGTTTTTCTTCCTGAGGCTTGTCACCTTCAGTGCCAGGCTGTGGCTTATCGCCTTCTGGTTTTGCCGGGTCAGCAGCAGGTGCAGGAGCATCGGCAGCAGGTGCGGCTGGTTCAGAAGGTGCCGGCGCAGCGCCACCATCAGCAGGTTGCTCATTGCAAAGACGGCGATGTAGCAGACGATCAAATAAGTTCATTGGTTATCTCCTTAAACCGGGATCGTTTTGGCTTTCAGTTGCGCCAGAACAGAAGCCAGCGTTGTGCGCAGTGCAGTGGTGTCTGTCAGCAACGCGTTGTATTTGGCTACCAGGTCGTTGTGGTCAGTTACCAGACCAGCGACATCGGTAGCTGCTGAGTTGGTATCAGCGGTAGCCGTCATTGCAGCAGGTGCCGCAATCGTCGCGCCCAACTTCACACCGCCGTAATCAGTGGTGGTCGGGGCGCCAATTATTGCCGGGGCAGGATCCGGAACCTCTACCACCTGATTTGCGCCATCAAAGCGCACGACGCGCTGGGTTTGTATCTGTGTCATACATTGTCCTCACCGGCCTCTTCGGCCATCTTCAGATACTGACCGGGGCAGTGCGTCATGACGCGCTGAAACAGAACCAGCGCCAGGTTGCGCTGCCCTTCGTTGAATGCGGTTAAATGCGAATCACCGGCGAAGCACGGCGCGAATACCTTCCCTTTCTCCAGCAGTGACCAGATAACGCGGCGGCCCTGCTCGCTGCCCATGACGAACTGGATATCTTCGATATCGCGCTGAGTGAGGATCTGCTGTTCAGCTTCCAGCTCGGATTTGCGTTCTTCGTCGTCGATATACGTCATTGCTGCGCCGCTCCCACTGCGTTAGTGATTGCTGTCAGTGCGCTTGGATCTGCGGTTTGCGTATCGCTGAGCGTCTTCGCGCCCTGCGCTACGGCCTGACCCATTGCCAGCGCCTGAGCTGCCTGCTGCTGTTTGGCGCGCTCTTCACGAATGCCCTGCACCTGCTCCTGCGGAACGATGACGGTTGGCGATACGCCGGACATTTCAGAGAACGCGTCGATTGCCTGATCCACGTCAAGCTTGTCGAGCGCTTCAGGTTTGAACTGTGCGAGTTGGCCGATAAAGCCAACGGTCTGCGACAGGCTGGTGAGGCCGATAGATTTCTGCGCCTGCGCCATAACGGAGATGTACTCGATGCGCAGCGGCATTCCCTGCATAACGTCAGGCGGTGGAGGCAGCATGTTCTTGCGCGCCATGATGGAGAACACGCGGTCGATAAGCGGATTGAGCGCTTCGTCGTTCAGGCGTTCCAGCACTGGGCCGAGCATCAGCAGCTTCTCTTCCTTCATCTCGATCACTGCTTCCACCGGCATTGAGCGGGTGTTGATGTTTTGCAGCATCATGAAGAGATCGACAAAGTAGGCGCTGTTGATGGTCTGGCGGGTGTCCTGGATGTCAGCCAGCAGGTCGGCGGTATTCGGGTTTACCAGGTACGCAGGTTTGAAACCGTCCTGACCGCTCAGAACGTCGAGATACGTCACGTCGCCGGGCAGCAGAGAAACGCGCTGATTCTTGAGTGAAGTTGGCGCAACCATCGGCGGGTTTGTAGCTTTGTCGATGAGCTGAGCTTTACGTTTCTGCTCAACCTGAAGCGCTTTGACCTGACCGAGCGCCAGCATGCCAGGGCATGAAGATGCATAAACGTCCTCGCCGTTCACTTCCCAGCGCGGCGCCAGGATCGGGAATTCATCGAAGCCTGACTCACGCAGCAGCTTGTCGGAGTCGCCGCCGGTCTCGAAGTACACAGAGCGGAACGGCTTGTTCTTGTTGTCCATCTTCCCGCTGTCGCGGTTGATGTTTGGCGTGATGCAGTGGTTTACCTCGATCCACGTTTCATACGTGCCGTTATCCCACATGCTCTTTACGGACGAGCTCACATTGTCCAGGCCGAATTCCTGCACCAGCTGGCGCACGGTCATGGAGAACTGGCGGAAGGAAGTATCGACGCTGCCGCGCGGGCTGTTCGCCAGGTAGTAGCTGCCAATCGGGAATGGCATTGTGCGGATCACGTCCTGGTCATCTTCGAGCACGGCCATGGCGGCGGTACCGAAAGTACCCAGGCTGGCGTACATGACAGGCAGAGACTGGTACAGATTCGACTTGTTGAACACTTCGTTCATTCGGCGCTGCACGACTTCCAGCCAGACTTTTACCGGTCCGTAATCCATCATGTCAGGGTCAGGCGTTGCCAGTTTGAACCACGGACGGGCCGGGCTGGTGATACCTGACATCATGCCGCTGGCGAGAATGCGCTGAGCGAGTGAGCCGGTAGGGTCAACAATTTTGGTGTTGCGGCGATCGTCACGGTTAACGTCAGACGTCAGGAAGCGGGAACCGCGCGGATTGATAAAGTCGCTCAGGTCGCGCCAGTGCGGCTCGAACGATGTGCGCTCATTCTTCAGCTGTGCGAGCTGCTTCAGCAGCCGCTCTTTTTCGGTTTCCGCCATCTGCCAGATCTCCGTTACTGACCGAGCAGCGTTTTACCGCTGGTGTTAGCTGCAGAGGTGTCGCCCTGAGCACCGGTCAGCATTGTCGAGTTGCGGCCTGCTGCGGCACGGCGGCGGCGCTCTTCGTCATCGCGGGCACTGACCACAGCGGCGTCCTGCTCCTGAGGTGCGGCCTGAACTTCTGGTGCCGCTGGCACTGATGGCTTGCTGCCGATACACATAGCGATAACCTCATACACGATTAAATTATTACCAATTTAACCATATACGGATTATTTTACGTAGTATATTGACAGAATGCCTTGCAATTATTACCCTTCAGGTAACACAGAATGAAAGCGCACTTCGATATCGGTTCTGTGTCTTGTCGATAAATCAAAACTGGCGAGTGCGCTTCCAGGTGTGAGCAGTACGGTATATGGCACATGTGCCGCAGCGGTCCGATGGCTCCATTGCTGTTTACGGCCAAGCGGGTAACCGGAACGTGCAAGTCAGTGTTATCGGTATGCACGACATGACGACTCACCATCGTGGCGATCAGGTGTGACACCTCGGAAGAGACGAGGCCATAACGATGAGAGCATTGCTGGAGGTGTCGCATCTCGCCCGATGCTTGCTTGTGAAGGCAGTGCTCTCAATGTTGTGGAAACGCAACACCACACCTTAGCGGGAGTGGCGATTCATGAACGGGTATATCCCGTATTGCTGAAGGGTCTAAACATCCCAGACGCCACGGCAAGCAAGCCGTGTTACCGAATTGCTGACAGCCTGGAAAGACAGGCACACAACAGGTAAGAGCATTGAAGTGTCCAGTCAGACGCTGGCAATTAGTTAGGGCGGTGCCGCCTGTCAGTGCTCTTTCCGTTGTGGTGAATAAGGCATTAAACCGGCTACCACCGGCGATTGTTAGAAGCATCTGCGCAGAGTTGCTGTGCCGAATAGACTGCGTACCACAACCCCATCACGTTAGTACCGTGGTAAACCGTAGTGCCCATGTAATTGCTGTGTGACTTTGTCGGTACCAGATTCATCCCCGAGTTAGCGCTCGCTGGTACCGACACTTTTTTTACAGCAGAGCGCCATTCCGATGACGTTGCGCTGTAAACCCTGCATCACCCGCCAAGGAAGGCACTCAGTAGTCATTGCTTCCAGTTCGCCTGGCTCGTCCGGGCATTTTTTTAAGGTGAATATTATGAGCCAAACTTCAGCAGAAATGCCGCGCTATCAGTGCCACAAAAAAGTGTGGGCGTTAAAACTAGCCGATGTAAAGGTATACAACGACATGGAGGGAAAACATTTCGCTTTATATCCGGAGGATAAAAATTATGCACCATTCTTCGTCGACAAAGAGTGGTTCAGAAAGCACAATCCAGAGACTGGCGGTTACTATGTGGTTTATGAAGATGGCTATAAATCATATAGCCCGGCAGAGGCATTCGAATCTGGCTACACGCTAATTTAACGCCGTGACATGTCACATTTAGCCCGCCGATGCGCGGGCTTTGTTACTTCCAAGGGTCATATTCTGTGACCGCCTTGCCCTGCTGGCTCTCCTGCCCAGGAATGCGCAGGCGCTTCGTCACCGGGAAAGCAAACGTCAGCAGCAGCGCGTCACCCTTGCCCGGCGAGCGCCCTAACCTCTCTTTAATATCTTCCTTCGGCTCAATGACGATCTTGCCGTCCACCCTGACTTTGTATTCTGCTGCCGAAAGGTCATCAGCCGTCTCCTGGTCGTCCAGCGCGCCGCCGAGCTTGAGCCATGTTTTGCAGCTGTTGAACATCTCGCCGCGCTTGTTGAGCATCTGCGGGTCTGTCGATCCGCCGCCAAACGGAATTAGCTGCCACGTCCGGCCCCAGCCGTCACCGATGGACTTCAGCCCGGTGCCGTAACCGAAGTCGATAAACACCGCGTCAGCCTGGTACTGGTCCTCAAAGTCTGCGATGCGCTTCGCCATAATCAGATCGTCAGTGGTCTTGTTGCCGGTCCATAGCACTTTGCTGTGCAGACCCTGGCGCAGGTATATCACCGCGTCATCCACGCCGGAATATGCCGGGTCGACGCCGATAATCACTGGTGCGTGCGCCACCTGCGCAGCGGTCACCACGCGCTTCATCGCCTCGTCAGTGAGGCCGGTTGGGATAAACTGGAGTTCAGACGCGTCAGGGAAGATACCCCGCACACGGACTTTAACGAAGTCGCTGTCCTCGCCGTAGTCATCCACCCATTTCTGAAGCTGCTGTTTGTTCGTGCCTTCCACGGTGCGGCTGTCAATCTGCGCGCACTTCCAGCGATGTTTATATTTGCGGAAGCATTCGCGGAAACGCCCGGTGTTACGCGTCGGGTTACCGAACGCTACCCAGATAATCTCGGTGTCTTCGTCCGTCAGCGCACCCTCGGCAACCTCCCACACCAGATCGGCAATGTTGGATGCTTCGTCGAATACCACGATGATGCGCTTGCGCTCGTTGTGCAGGCCGGCGAACGCCTCGGTATTGTGCTCAGACCATGGAATTGCGTCAGCGCGCCAGCGTTTATCGTGACCAGGATCGTTGCTGTACATCGCCGTGGCGGTGCAGGTGAACCACTCTTTCGTTATGGCCAGATTCGACCATTTGATAATTTCCGGCCAGGTCTTGGTGCGCAGCTGGTTGTCGGTGTTGGCGGTCACCACCACCTTGCAGTCCTCGCAGGTGGACATACCCCAGTTGATGAGCATCGAGATGAAAGCGGATTTGCCGATACCGTGGCCGGATGCGCGGGCCAGCATCAGCGGCTGGTGACGCGTCGCTGGGTTTTGCAGGTGATCGCGTATCTCGCGGAATGCGTCAGCCTGCCAGTTACGCGGACCGGTGGCGTGTGCCAGTTCTGTGCCATCCTCTCCCCACGGGAACGCATACAGAGCATAGCCCAGCGGGTCATACGTGAACGAGGCGATATCCTCAACGAGCTGCTCTTCCGGCGACATGGCTGCGGCTGTCATTCTTCACCACCAGTCTGCTCTTTGACACGGCGGCGCGCGGCGGCCATGCGGTCGGCGATGGTGACGGTGCCGGAAACCTCCAGACGCTCTTTGAACGCGTTGACGTCGACGTGCTTACCAATCAACTCGAGGTTCTTCACCTTGTCCGGCCATTTGATTTTTTTGAGGATGGTCTCTATCGAATCCTCGTTCATGTTCATGATGGTTGAGGACAGGTCGAACCCGCTGAGCGTGGTACGCCAGATTTTCGGCCACTCGCGGATAGGTTTAAGGCTGCCGTCATCGTTAAGGATATCCAGCACATCCATCTGGTCGATCTCCACCAGGCGCATGAGGACGTAGTCAGCGCTGACGCGGTTTCGCTTGTTGCGCTCCTCCATCAGCTCAGCAATTCGTTTCTGGATTCTTTCGTCTCGCATCATCACGCTGGCTTTGACCGCTGCCGTATTAGGAGAAAATCCTGCGTCTATCGCTGCCTGAGACTGGTTTTCGGGTGTCTTAATGTAGGACTGGCAGTAAGCCTCCTGCATCGCTGTAAGAGGCTTATATTGCGTTGATTTGCGTTTGTGGGTTTTTGGTGTCGCGGGCATCATTACCACCTGAGTAATTTTATTACCATGCAGGTAATACTATCACGCCCGCGCAGATGTTACATGACCGGTATCGGATCGTCTTCCTGGCTGCCGGCACGGTTGAGAAAATGTGTAACCACTCCCAGAACCGTTGTGTCGTCCAGCGCTTCACCTTCGATGGACTCACCCTCCGGAACGATAAGCGCCCGCCCCTGCACGATGGCGAACTCCGTGCGGCCGCAATAGGAAATCAGCACGGTATCACCCGGATGTGGTTTATTTGCGACGTTGATGATTGCGTACCCAGCCGACGTCTCAACGGTTCGACAGTTGCCGTCGTAGCCGCAAATGCTGGTGATGGTAAGGCGGGATTCTGCGTAGTCTGTTGCCGGAGATGGAAACCCCATAATGGAACCTCACATAAAAATACTGTACATTTAAACAGTATAGTCATGTGAGGATTTAGTCAATACGCCGTGACCTGTCACACCGCAAGTTTCGTTTCGTGCCAACCCTGCGTTACCCAGCAAGCCGAATCACCGGTGCACGGGCAGGACTTCACCGGCAGGCTGTCGCCGCACTTGCCACACTGGTTGGCGCTGATAGCTTTGATGCGTCCGCGCACCCGGGCATCATCCTGGCGGATCAGCAGAGCAATGTACTCGCTCAGTTCGTATGGTTCCCGTCCCGGGCGGCGCCCGGCGCAGTTCCGCACCAACATCTGCATTTCCTGCTCGTCGAGAACCAGCTCCAGTTTGCGCTCACCGGATTCAGCCTGGCGGGCGCGCTGCGCGGCTTTGCGTTCTGCTGCGGTCTTAGCCATTCTGATTGCCCACCTTGCCACGATTCGCCGCCCAGGTAAGCTCACGCTCCAGGCGCATCGTCTCACCATGCTTCAGCGCGTACAGGCGGTTTTCCATGTCAGAGTTTGCAGCCATACAAATCACCGACCACTGCTCAGGCGTGAACGTGAAAAGCTTCTCGCCATCTTTCAGCACAATGCAGTTCTATGCATCATCGCGGAACACGCAAATATCAGACATCGCCCCTCTCCTTCTTCGCCAGCATTAGCATCGCATCGCCGTAGCGCTCCACTCCTTTGGCGAGCGCACCCTTCACGTTAATTCCCTGGATGATATCCGCCTGGACCACCACCGGCATCGGCACGCGGATAACCAGCCTGCGGAGTTCGGCTATTTCGTCGGCCTGCTCCATCACCCTGGCGTACAGGTCCGATGCTTCGCCTTTCCACCAGGCCACGTCGGCTTTAAGGCGGCGCAGGCGCCGCTGTTTAAGTTTGCTCACCATGGCAGCCACCCCATGCCCTGAAGTGCACTGATAACCAACAGCACGGACATCACCACGTCGAATGGGTTAGCCATCACTTCACCTCCTGCTGCGGTGCTGCTGCCCATGCCTTGCATTCGGCAACCTGTAATTCGGTAAATCCACGAAATACTGATTCATCACCCCATCCAAAATCATATAAGTTGTCAGGAAGCGGCTCATCACTATCTCTTTCGCAACAGTAGAATTCTATAGAGTCTGCAATTGGCACCCTCCTAAAATACTTCCATGTAAATCCTGCTATTTCCATCTTCGATTTAGCATCGCTATCATAATCTGATACGACAATTCTCTTATATTTTTGCATCACTCACCCTCCCGCTGTTGTTGCGACGGAATATCTCTTATATCTTCCAAATCATCACAACTCATTGCATCGCAATATGATTGAAGTCTGTTCACGATTGCCTGAACGGCATATTTCGGTTTTAGATTTTTTAAAGGAGTTGGAGCGGACCCGCGGTCAAAACTGAACTCACGAATTTCCAGATCTAAATCTCCGCTGCTATTCCCGCTAACAACAAGCCTTCCAAACCCTAAAATGTCATAAGCAATCTTATTGTTTCGATCTTCAAAACCATCCGGAATCGCTGGAGAGTTGAGAGAATCTCGCTCTGCCTGAATCTTACCGGAGTCGATTTCACCTAGGCTGCGAATGGCTGCCAGCCCATCGCGCAACTTGCAAGCCGTCGTTACAGGTTCAACCATATTGTTGGAGTCACCGGAATGGTCAACCATAGCGAGCTTATCCTCGGTATGGTTGGTTATCGCTTCCTGAAAGCGTTCAAGCTCCACGTACTCCTGGCATGACCAACCGCCATCAATGAAATCACGAGCTTCAACAGCGTCGAAAGTGAATGATGTTTCGCCACCAGTTGGTGAGGTTAAGCCGTACAGGTCTGCTACCGGCTTAAACTGTGTGGCTGGAATATTTTCCGGAATATTTTCCGGTTCGTTTTGTGGTCGATCGGCACCCTGAAGCATGGCTGCGCGATAGGCGTTCCAGCCGACAGCTTTTCCGTGTTCAAACGAGCTGTCAAAGTCATCATCCATTTCCATCGCAGCTGGCACAGATACCGGCGCTGGCGTGGCGGAGCGATACAGAAGCACATCACCCATCTCTGTTCTGGATGCTGGCCATACGTCGGCATCAGATCCCGATTTGAGATAATCAAGATTTGACTGGTCGATGACGCAAACAGGCTCCGCTTCGAGCGATGCCAGCGCTAGTTTCATCGCAGCAAGCGCCATAGCCGCGTCTTCGTTTACTGCTCCTGGCGTCGCATCGCGTTCTTCTTCAAGCTCTGCTATTGTCTTAAGAAGCCATTCTTTGGTAAGAGTGCTCATAATGCCTCTCCTTTGCTGGCTTCGGCGAACAGCACTTTGTTGTAATTGTTTTGACAGTCGATATAGCCCTTTGCATAATCCTCGGTGGCACCGTAATGGCAAATCTGGAACTCTGAGAACTGCTTTACGCCACTCGCTAACGCCTGCATTTCAGCAATCCGCTTCTCTGCGGCTGTAAGTTTATCTTCGGTCTCTTTGAGCCTCTCAAGGCGAATAACCATGCCATGAATAACAACTGGCACCTGATCATCAACGAGGTCGCAAGGTACTTTCAGAGCGCGTTTCCACTCGCGCATTAGGGCGTTGCGCTGTTCTGCAACAGCAACAATGGCTTCAAGTCGATTGATTCTGTTGTCTTTAGCTTCCAGCTCATCCAGCAGCGCCAGCACGGTTTGCGGTGAAGCACGCTGAATGAAACGAACCGTTGTGCTGACATATCCGTCTGCCTTTAGACCGTTTTCAAGGCCTTCCCACTTGTGCGCCTTTTGCGCATCTTCTGCCACTTCACGGAGCGCCTCTTTGCTGAATTTGTCGATGTTGCTCATTTGGCGGCCTCCTGGACAGGCATCAGCGCGTCTCTCACGCATGGCTTGTAGTAGTGATGGAAAGCGAAAGTCAGGCCGAGCTTAGTTGCACTCTGATTCTTCGAGCTCAGCAAGCCAAGCTCCATGCAGATGGTTGTTGCAGTCCAGCCAGAGTGATACCCAGCGGCGCGCTTCATAACTGTTTCGGCCAGGATGGTGCGGAAATCAGTGCGCCCGAAATTCGTGTTTTCGAATGCTGCATTGATCACCTCATCGGTAAGGTGCGCGTCGATCGAGTTGCTCATGACTGCACTCCTTTGCGAAGCTGGGCGGCGAAGTCACCGCAGATAGTTGCTGCTGCATCAAGTCCGACCTGTTCGTCCTGATAGCAATTAACAATTGCATTGCTAATTTTCAGGCAAACTTCATCTACTGCGGCGGCCCGCACTTCAGCCAGGAAAGCGTCGGTCGCTGGTGTTTCGTCCAGCAAATCAGTCAACGCATCAAATTCGGAAGGCTCGACGACATATTTCAATTCGTCACCGTTAATCTCACACTCTTCTGATGTTTTGCTTACTGCGGTGATTGCATTTTTCAGCCCCGCATTCTCCGCAGCCAGCGCATTACTGCGAGCCAGTTGCACATCCAGCTGCGTAGCCAGATCGCTAATCAGTTGTGCAACGTCGCGCACATCGACGGCGCCGCATGATGATTTCAGCTCAGCCACCTGGTCATGCCCCAGCATAACCAGTTCACTCACTTTACATTCCATCTTTACCCCCACTTACCCATATAAGTTATTGATTACGTTGATATCTAAAAGGATCGTTATTTAATGCCGATCCCATGCCGTGCGATTAACAGCGCATCCGCGATGGCCTGGCCTTTCGCTTTAGCGTCCAGCGCCCGCAGCTCCGGGTACAGCTGAATGGCCCGGCTGCGCGCTGCGTCCTTGTCGCTGCCGATAAGCCCGGCTGACTTCTTCCAGGCCTGAGGCGTTACCAGCGTGTACGGAATGTTGAGCCCCTGGAGGATCCCCTCCGCTACGCCAGCTGCATGCCCGAACGTGAACATGCTCGCCGTTCCCTGTCCTGGCATGGCTCCGACCTGCTCAAGGTATGCATGAGTGATTCCGTACTGCCGAACCCATGCAGCGACCGCTGCGCCGTTCACCCTGGACTTTATGCCGACCTTGATGGTTGGCATTGCCAGATGGTCGATGTAGCTGCCCTGCTCAGTTACGAGAACCAGCGCCCCGCTGCATCCCGGGTCAATCCCTAAAATTGCTGTCATGATTTACCCCTTAGGTAATTTAAATCCACATCAGAATTAAAATCAATGGCCATTCGCATATTTTGTTACCCGCAAGGTAACTATGGAGGCGTAAAAAAATGCGCTGCCGCGCTGTTGCTACCTGATGAGTCCTGCCGCTTTCCCTCGCCGGTATTCCTCCATCAGCCACTGGGCCGGTGTCAGTCCTCCCAGGGTGGCGGCATTCGGCATGCATCCGAAGCTTTTCCCGGGTGGGTGGTAAGCACTCCCCCCTGTGTCCACTGGCGTTTGTATCGGCTCTGGCTTCGCCTGGATGCTCAGAACCGGATCCGGAATCTGGTGACCGGCCGCCACTTTCGCAGCCCATTCCTCCAGCAGTTTGCGCGCATGCTTCTCGACTTCAATCTCGCTCAGCTGGCGCTGATACATCGCACGGCGGGTATCGCACACAATCCAGTACATGACCGGGTGGCGCCACGGGAACCGCTCCGGGCCGCCAGGCTGGAGGCTTTTCTCTTTGGCGTAGCGGTGAAATTCTCCCATCACGTCCTCGATGCTTACGCCCAGCACCATCTTGCTGTCCTTGCACCACTTGATGAACTGACCGGGCGACGGCCAGAACGGTGATTCGCTGGCGCGGGCATGGCGCATTCCTGCCGATACCTGCTCGCGGGTACGGATCCCACCTTCAGCGAATGCGGCGATCCACTGGCGCTTCGCGTCGGTTTCCTGCTGCACGGTCTTCAGGTTTGTCTGCTCAGCCGCCGGGAAGAGTTGCTTAAGCTGTTTGAACAGGGCATCGACGAGACGCTCTGCGCTGATGTTAACAACGTTGTCCTGCTGGTCATGGTGATTGTCAGGTCCCATCATGCGAGCCAGAGCACCTGCATCACGATTCTGAATTGCTGCGAATACGTTACTCATAAGAAATCCTTCCAGCCCTCAGGGCTGTTCCAGTGTGGTACGTCATCGTCAGAGCTGTCACCGCGCTTTCCTGCCGCTCTTTTTCTCCTGTTCATCAGCAGCCGGGCAAACTTCTGCTCCCACTGCACGTGTTGCATCACATTGCCTTCCGCCATCCAGTAGGTGATGAATTCAATCAGGTCTGATTTCTTGTACCCGTCAGCAGGTAGTGCATGGCCCCACATTCTGGCGCGCATGACAAAGTCATCTGACGGCTGCCAGTTTTCATGCATGGTGAATTTACCGATCGGTTCGCCGATACCTGGAACGACAACGGGAGGGATTTGAATTCCTTCGCGCGGAGAGAGAGGGGTTTTATTTATATCTTCCTCTTCCTCTTCCTCTGGTAACTCTTTTTGTAACGCTGCTCGCGTTACATTTTGCGTTTCACGTTTGCGATGTTCTGCGACTCTTCTGTTTGTAAGTGCCCGTTTTTTCGATGATTCACCGTTGTGACGCTCAAAGTTAGGCAGAACCAGCTTTTCGTCGACATATGCGAGCCAGCCAACAGTGATCAGTGCATCAGCGAATCCTGTAATAAAAGCGAGTCTGTCCAGTACTCCCTTTGTAACGCTGCCAGCGTTACCATCTATTGTCTGCTGATCGGCCCATGCCCAGATGCGAACCAGCTTCCCGAGAACGGCATCCGGGTCGATGTTCAGTAGCTCTGCTATCTGAAATATTTCAGGCTTATCAGGGGTGATCACCTCAACCTTAATCCAGCTGCTGGCCATCAGATCACCTCCGGAACATTGCCTTTCGCAGCTTCATCCATAATCCGTTTAATCTCTGCCTGGCGGCGCAGGCTGGAGTTGATGGCGCACTCAACGCAATGACCGTTATAGACGTAACGCTCGCTGTCATGACCGTGCTTGCACTTTTTTCCAGTGTAATAACGCTTAAGACCTGCCTTTGCAGCGTCCAGACGAGTGATAATCTCCATTACGCGACCTCATTGACGTTTACTATTACGGTAATTTTGTGCGATGGCCGAAAAAAGATCAACCATATTCGGATCATTATTACCTGAGAGGACTGAATAGATATGAAAAGACCGCCAGAAGGCGGCCTGATGAGGGTTTGAAGGGGGTTTTATTCGTAGAAGAAGATAGCCAGTTCCGGCTTAGTTCTGACCCATCCGCGTTGTTTGCATGCCTTAAACAGTCCATTCATCAATGTCTTACCGGGCATTTTCCGACGGCCTGTCAGATGCGTCTGGATGTAGTGGCTGGTCGTCCCGGCCTCGTCAGCAAAGGCATTTCGCTCATCAGGAGTGAGTTGCAACCAGTGTTTTTTGAAGTCGAATTTTTCGTTCTCGCTCATAGCTATTGCCTGATATTAATTTCAGATAACAAATATTCACCCAGAAGGTAATAAAAATCAAGGTTTGTTACCTGTGAGGTGCATTTACCTGTGAGGTAAATTCGCTTTTAATTGAACCACTAACTAATTCATATATGAGGCGATTCACCAGAGCATGAAAAGTATTCAGGATATCCGCAGGCAGAATATTAACGATATCATCGACCGTGACTTTAACGGGGTGCAGACTCGTCTGGCGGAAAAACTGGGAACTCAGGCAAACCTGGTGAACCGCTGGGCCCGCGGGCAGAAGGTTGTCGGCGACACGGTAGCGCGCAAGATTGAGAAGGCGGCAAACAAGCCGTCGAACTGGCTGGACGTCGACCACTCATTATCTGCTGTTGCCATCCCCCAGGAGGAGATCACTCCTTCCGATATCGGCCAGCTGGCGGCGCATAATCTCGAAGCATGGATGCAGAACAACCGCGACCTTTCTTCACAGGGCAAGCTGTCGAAAGCGTCCGGCGTTGCCCAGGCGACAATCAACCGCATGCTGAACAACGAGGTTAGCGTTTCTATCTCCACTCTGGAGGCTATCGCCAGCGCGTTCGGGCGCCGGGGCTATGAACTGCTCATCCATCCTCGTGATCCGGCGACCATTCATTACGACCGGGCCCGCTACGCATTGTTACCTGAGAGCGAGAAAAGCAAGATTGAGAGCTACGTCGATTTCGTGATTGTTCAGAACGGTAAAACGCAAGAGTAAAACCATATATTTCAGATACTAAGCCGCCATAGAGCGGCTTTTTTATTGCCCTTAGGATTACCTCACGGGTAATTTTTTATAATCATACCTATTGACTTCAAACCACATAAGGATAATTATTACCTCAACGGTAACACTGAGGTAACGAATTATGCAGTGGAAAATCATCAACGGTTGGTACTGCGTTACGGCGTGCGGGCTGATGAGCACCAAGTGCCGCACTCTGCATGAGGCCATCAACTGGGCATTTGTCACCAAGATGGCAGTAAAAACTGAAATGGATATGGGGATGAGCAAGTGAACATCCAGCAGATTAATAACCTGAAAAAAATCATGACCAGCATCGACAGCGACTACCAGCTGAGTCAGCTGCACTACGAGCGCCAGGTGGAGCTGATCGACGCTATCAAGTTCCACCAGCTGCAAAAGCCTTTCTATGAGCTGGAACGCAAAGGCGTGCGCACCGAGATTCTGGAAGAGCTGATGATGAGCTCTGAATTTGAAGAGGCTCTCGCAGCTTACCAGGCCGCGATGACCAGCATCATCGCGAAGTGGGATCTGGCTGACCAGCTGGACACGGCGAGGACTGCGGCATGATGCAGAACGTCGGCAGCATGGACCGGACCAAATACCTCGGCGGCAGTGATGTCGCCGGTATTCTCGGAATTAGCCCGTGGCGCACTCCGCTTGAGGTGTATCTGGATAAGGTTCAGCCACGCATCAAGCCAGTAGATCCTTCAAAGCAGAAAGTTTTCACGCGTGGCCAGCGTATGGAGCCATACGTAATTGACCTGCTTTCTGAAGAGACAGGACTGGAAATTATTCATCGCGGCAACCGGTATATCCACCGAGATTACGGCTTTATCGCAGCTGAGATCGATGCAGAAGCGGCTACCGGCGAGAACATCGAGATCAAAACGGTTAGCCCATTCAAAGCTAAGGAATGGGGTGAAGTTCAGACAGATGCGATCCCTGTGCATTACACGGCGCAGGCCATGCATGGGCTGATGGTAACAGGGAAGAAGGTATGCGTATTCGGCGTCCTGATCGGCGGTGATGATTTCCGTATTTATCGTGTTGAGCGTGATGAGGAAACCATTCAAGCCATCCTGGAGAAAGAAGTTTCCTTCTGGGATCGGGTGATAAACCTGAACCCACCGGAGGCGACAACAGTCAGCGATATTTCGCTGATGTTTGAGAAGGATTCCGGCTCAAGCATCGAGGCAGACGGTAAGGCCCTGTCACTTTTCAACGACCTGCGCGACATGAAATCACGCTGCAAGTCGCTGCAAGAAGAAATCGCCGTATCGGAAGAGAAGCTGAAGCTGTACATGCAGGAGCACTCAATCCTGACGCTCGACGGGAAACCGATTTGCACATGGAAATCTCAGGTAAGCAACCGGTTCGACCAAAAATTATTCCAGGTTGAGCACCCTGACCTGTACGAAAAATTCAAAACAGCAACGACATCACGCGTTTTCAGAATGAAGTAAGGAGAAAAAATGTCTACCAACGCACTTAAGGCAGCAGCGACCGGCAACCAGGTTGCACAGCATAACGAGAAACCTACCACGCTGGCCGGGTTGCTCGCGGATCCAAAAATTAAGGCTCAGATGGCACTGGCTCTTCCAAAGCACATGACAGCTGACCGCCTGGCGCGCATCGCTACTACAGAAATCCGCAAGGTTCCAAAACTAGCCGCATGCGACCAGGCCAGTTTCCTCGGGGCAATTATGCAGTGCGCTCAGCTCGGACTGGAACCTGGGGGCGCACTGGGCCACGCGTACCTTATTCCGTTCGACAAGCGCCAGAAAATTAATGGCCGCTGGGAAACAGTATCGACAGAAGCGCAGCTCATCATCGGCTATCGCGGGATGATTGACCTTGCCCGCCGCTCCGGGCAGATCCTGAGCATCTCAGCGCGCACCGTCCATGCAAACGACAAATTCAGCTACTCATACGGCCTGGAAGAAACGCTCGAGCACTCACCTTGCGAAACCGGTGACCGCGGCGAACTGACCCATGTATACGCAGTGGCCCGCCTGAAAGATGGCGGCGTCCAGTTCGAAGTTATGAGCCGGGCAGACGTTGAAAAAGTACGGGCCCTGAGCAAAGCCGGCAGCAGTGGCCCATGGGTTGACCACTTCGACGAAATGGCGAAAAAGACGGTGATCCGCCGCCTGTTCAAATACCTGCCTGTCTCTATCGAACTGCAAAAAGCTGTTGTGATGGATGAACGCGCGGAAGCTGGCCTGAGCCAGGATAACGCAGCAGTTATCACCGGCGAGTATTCCGTTGTTGATGATGAGCAGCAGAGCCTGACGGTGGTTTCTGACTCTGATCGCGAAGAGGCGCGGGAATACGTCAGCGCAATTCTGAACAGCCTCGATTCATCCGCAGCAGATGCCAAGGCGATGTTTAAGCGTGCCGAAGATGAGATCAACACCATGGCTGAAAAGCTCGGTGAAGAATACCACCATGGATTCATGACGACGCTTAACGATATGCGTCCTGAATTCGAATAACACCACCGTGGCGCCACGGCGCCACACCTGCAACCAAGAGAGGTATTTATGAAAGGTGCATTTGGTAAGAAGGAACTCCTGGCGGTGGTGCCACTGTCATGGAGCACGATTGACCGCCTGGAACAGGCTGGCGAATTCCCGTCCCGTTTCTGGATCACCGATCGCCGCTGCGCGTGGGACCAGAGCGAAGTTGAAGCCTGGCTGGATAAACGTAAGGCGGCAAGCCCGGCGACGTTCACCGGAAAAAAGCCGCCAGTTGACCGCCGCGTGTATCGCCCGGTGAGTGCGGCAGCATGACAGCGCTGAAGAAGCATATCGGCAGATGGTCAGATGTGTACCTGTATCTGGCCGTGGTCGCCTACCTGATGTGGCTGGCGGCGGTAATCAGTTGAGAGGATCCTGGGCATGAGAAAATTAACCCGCCTTGAAAAATATCACATGAACAAAGCATCGCAGCGCGGAACTGAAAAAGTTGTGGCAGTAACGCCGGAAGCAATGGAGATCGAAAGCCGTGCCATCGAGCGCGAGCGCCGCGGTCATTATCGCATCGCGGCCCGCCTCTGGCTCCAGTGTCTGGACGCCGCTGTTGGTGAAGTTGAGCGCGCCCGCATCGCGGTGCGCCGCCAGCAGTGCATCACCAAAGGTAACCGCACCCCACATCTGGACTACAGCGGGATCGGATGTCGCGGGGTGGTATATGACTAATCCGCACGACGGGATCACCGTGGGCAGTGTCACGCTGCCCTATTCCATTAATCGCCGTGGATGGGTAGCACCGAGCGGCGACGTTATCAGAAACCCATTGAAGGCTCAGCGCCTGGCTGAGCTGATGAACAGTAAGAAGGTGGCAGCATGAATAAAGCATCACCAGCAGATTTAAGAAAGTGCCTCGAGGCTGCAAATATGCTCGCCTCGTTCGGCATCAGATTTGTTCCAATGCCAGCAGCCACAGACGCGGAGTACGCAATGCTGTCTGCAATGTTTATGGATAAGCTGGAGTCTCTTGCGGTAGAAGCTGAGAAATCTGAAGGCGGTGCAGAATGACCGGAAAATACACTCTTATCTACGCTGACCCGCCTTGGGTTTACCGTGACAAGGCAGCCGATGGCGAGCGCGGCGCCGGGTTCAAATACCCTGTCATGAACGTGTTGGATATCTGCCGCCTACCGGTCTGGGATTTGGCGGCCGAAGATTGCCTCCTGGCTATGTGGTGGGTACCGACACAGCCGGTTGAAGCGCTGAAGGTTATCGAAGCGTGGGGATTCCGCCTGATGACGATGAAGGGATTCACCTGGCACAAAACGAATAAGCACAAAGGCAACAGCGCCATCGGCATGGGCCACATGACCAGGGCGAACAGCGAAGACTGCCTTTTCGCGGTGCGTGGAAAACTGCCTGCTCGCATGGATGCCTCTATCTGCCAGCACGTCACGGCGCCGCGCCTGGAGAACTCGCGAAAGCCTGACGTTATCCGAGAAAAACTGGTGCAGTTGCTTGGCGATGTACCGCGCATTGAGCTTTTCGCCCGCCAGTCGTCGCATGGTTTCGACGTCTGGGGTAACCAGTGCGAAGGCCCGGCGGTGCAATTATTACCTGGCTGCGCGATCGACGTAGTAAACGTGGAGGCTGCTTAA